ATACGACAGGATAAAGCACGAACTTGATTATGAAATAAGCAGCGAGACATATCAGCCGATTCGGAAAGCGTGCAAGCTACTGCTCGAAGAGGACTTAATACCTGTGATGTCCTGTGGTAATGGTTTCTATATCGCAGAAACACCAGAGGAAATATGTGATTATATGGACTCAACGAGCAAGCGTATGCGAGGACTTGAGCGTATTCAGCGTGCCTGCACGGAGTGTCTGGAAAGGTTTAAAGAATAGTGGGAGAGTTGTTCTTTTACAATCGGCAGATTTGTTCAGCATTATCATTTGTCTGCCGGTTTAAATGCTTTAACTATTTTAGACAATATTGTGAGGTGGTTTCCCCACCGACTCTCCCACTGTTTATTAAGGAGAAATAGGGATGGAAGATAGAGAGTGTAATCAAGAATGTCATATTTGCGATGAAGGCGAGTGTCCATTTCATCCTGAAAATGAAGACTTCACAGAAAAAGAATTGCTATCTGAGAGCGGCAAATCATATCATAAATGTTATAATCCCTCGTTATGCAGGAAACAATCAAGAGAGAACCAAAAGCTGAAGGAAGAGATTGAGGATTACAAAGCGGTACAGGCTGAAATGGAGTACGGATCAAGTTTAAGCAACGATGAAATATTCATTCTCAAACAGCGCATAAAGGAGTTGGAGGAAAGGATAATAAAAAAGAACTATGCTTTAACTGAGTTTATAAGAGCATTCACTGGAGCTCTTGATTTTATTGAGGTTCTTGAGGAATATGAGAAAGCATATAATAAGCTCAATAAGGAGAAATAGGGATGGAAGAGATATGCAGAGACTGTGTGAATAAGAAAGGTTGCAATATGAAGCCCACAAGCGATCACGGGTGCGCCGGTTACTCAAACAATATTAGCGGTAGATTGGAAGAACTTGAAGCAGAGAACGCCAAGCTGAAGGAAAAACTCTATGAAAAGGTTTGCGATAACTGCGATATGACTAATTATATGCACGGAACAGGGATAAGGTGCAAAGATTGGGAAGCAGAAGGAATGTGTGAGTGGGAAAATATATTGAAATCACTCGAATAGATAAAGGAGAAATAGGGATGGATGTATGCGAAAAGATTGACGATCTTATTATACAGGCAACAAAGGAGAGAAGTCATTATTATGTAAAGTCTGTTCTTGAAGAATGCAAAGCAGAGATCGAGATGCTTAAAGAAGCATTAGACGGTCAACACGCAAGGGGTTTTCGTGATGGTTTTATAAAATCGCAGGAGCGCATAAAGGAGCTGAAGGAAGAAAACGAACACCTGAGAGCTTTCACTGAGGATAAGATTAGCGAGTATATCAATAAGGAGACAGACACAATATCAGAGCATACATCAAACGATCCCATACTGTGTCCGTGTCCGAGGTGCAGTCCTAATGCAAAGATAAAGGAGAAATAGTTATGTACTGCGAATGCGAAAACCCAGAATATGATCATGCGTATGGAGCTAAACCTGTGATCTGCTTGAAATGCGGTAAAAGGAGAAAACCTAAAGGAACGGTTGAATCACGGTTGAATGCGTTGGAAGCAGAGAACGCCAAGCTGAAAGAGCGCATAAAGGAGTTTGAGGAAAGGATACACAGAAATGAATGATTTCTTTGTTAAAACAGAAGCAGAAGGAAAAAATATAGACCTTACTGAATGGGTTGAGTTTATACTGTCATTGCTCAATAAGGAGAAATAGGGATGGATGTATGGGATGAAAAGTTTAACGCACTACCAGAAGAAACACGAATAATAGGGTGTGCAATGGAGGCAAAGACCCGTATTCAGCATCTAAAACTCGAGAAAGAAAGATTAAAAAAGAGATATAAGCAAAGTTGTTTGGAGATAAACGGGCATATAGAGGGATGTGAGAAGTGGCTTAAAGAATTAAATAAGGAGAAATAGGGATGAACTACTTTCAGCAGAAATACCAAGAGAACAGAGAACAAAGATTAGCATATCAGAAGCGATATTACTACGAGAACAGGCATAAGCTGTTACCCAAAGCCAGAAAGAAAGCGGAAGAAAACAAAAAAAAATAAAAAAAACTTGACAAACATCAAATAATATGCTAAACTAACAGCGAATAACAATCAGCCCACTCAAAACCCAACTGAGGAGCTGATTTGCCTAACGAAGCAGGAAAAACTTCTAAAAAAAAAAGAGTTCTACGTCCAAACGTAAGAAAACGTCAACTGCCAAGTCACACGATGCAAACGGTAAATTCGCAAAAGGCAACAAGTGCGGAAAAGGAAACCCGATATTCCGCAAACAAAAGCAATACAAAGCATTGTTCGATGAAGTGCTTACAGAAGACAGGTTTAAGGCAGTTGTCGCAAAGATGCTTGAAAAGGCTCTCGAAGGTGACGTCCAAGCTGCAAAGATCGTTCTCGAATACGGAATGGGGAAACCAGTTCAACGTGTTACAGGTGACGATATGGACGACAATATTCCTCGCACTGCCGATTTCACATTTAAGGTCATCAATGGTTAGCGTATGCGCTGAATTTGAGGTATTGAAACATCAAGCGGAGTTCGCTTCAAATAGAGAACGTTTCTGCGGTATAGTAGGCGGTTTTGGTTCAGGAAAGTCTCAGGCGGTGTTTTACAGGGCACTCGACAGGCTCAAAATAAGAGAATGGGCGGTAATACCAATATATGCCCCGACATACCGGGATTTAATGGATATAAACGTACCAGATTTCCAGAACGGCTTTGATCAGTATAACATCAAATATGATTGGAGCGTAAGCAATCGGAAAATGACGATAAAACAGGGCGTATTCACCGGTGAAATATGGTTCAGGTCAATGACAAACCCGGAAGGAATCGTTGGATACGATGCAACAGACAGCATATCAGACGAAATAGACACGCTCAAAGTTGATAAGCAGAAGATGTTTTTCAACAAAATGATAGCCCGAATGAGGGGCTGTGAAGATGCAACGTGCGGATTTGCAACAACTCCCGAAGGTTTCCGCATGATGTACGAGTGGTTTGAAAAGGAAAAGATAGGCACGCTGATAAGGGCAAGAACAACAGACAACCCTTTTCTCCCTGAAGACTACATACAGTCGTTTTATGATATGTACGATGAACAGCTTATCAAGCAGTACGTCAATGCAGAGTTTGTCAATATCAATGGGATGCAGGCTTATTACGGGTTCAGCAGGGAAAAGAACCATTTGAGCAATTACGAGTTTGAAAAGAAGTACAGAATCAGGCTTGACAAGGTTCCCATTGTCTGTATCGGCATGGACTTCAACGTAAAGAAAATGTGCGGTGAAGTGTTCATACACATGGAAGATCAGCGCAGAATACACTTTTACGATGAAATAATACTCAAACATCCCGGATATTCAGATAGACCGCAAACGCAGGTAATGTGCGATATAATCAAAGAGAAGTTCCCGGGCAAGGAAATCAGGATATACCCGGACGCTTCAGGAAGCCATAGAGAGACAAGTGCATTACAGTCAGACATAGCAATACTCGAACAGAACGGAATGCGTGTATATAGCAATAAAAGCAATCCAAGCGTAAGAGACCGCCTGAACGCAGCCAATAAGATGTTTGGCTCAGGACTTGCCACAATGGATACCGACAAAGCGGTAGAATTTACAGAGGATTGTGAGAAATGCGAAAGAGATAAATACGGGGAATTGGACAAATCGGATGAAGAAAGAACTCACGCATCAGACGGGGGAACATACCCAATAGCGTATCTGTACCCGATTAAACACCGGAAAAACTATAATGGAGTTGTAAATTTCGGATGAATAACGATACAATAGCAGCAACGAAAACGGTATATGACGATGCAAAGCCAATGTGGGATAAGACAACCGACTTATGCTCAGGCACAGACGGAATGCGTAAGCAGGGAACCAAGTATATCCCGAAGTACGACAATGTTGAGGAAAACACACGGTATAATTACAGGATAAACCGTACATTCCTGCTTGAAAAGTACAAAGAGACAATTGATAGATACTCAGGCAGACCGTTTGCGAAGCCGATAATTGTTGAGAATCTACCCGAAGGGTACGAATATCTTATAAACAACGTAGACGGCAAAGGAATGAGCATTACAGAGCTTGCCAAGAACGTACTCTGGAGCGCAATAGATAAAGGCGTTGATTTTATCATTGTTGATTACCCTGCAAACGATAAAGGCACACGTAAAACACTCGCAGAAGATATGAAGCTCAGACCTGTAATAAACCAGATTTCAGCAGAAAATATGCTGTATTGGGAAGTCAAGCACGTTGACGGAGTACCAAAGCTGTCAATGGTACGATTCAAAGAGGAAGTACCAGAAGCAGACGATATGGGCGAAAAGATCGTTGAACAGATAAAGGTAATGACCCGTGCATCAGCAGAGACACAGGGAACAGGGATATGGGAAACGTGGCGCAAGAACGATAAGCAGGAGTGGGTTCCTTACGAAAGCGGAACCTATACATTCCCGGAAATACCCATAATCCCTGTTTACGGAAACTATGAGTGTTATTTTAACGGCACACCTGCATTGATGAGACTTGCAGAGCTTAACATTCAGCACTGGATGCTGAGCAGTGATTATTACTGGAACCTGTATTACTGTATGGGCGTATGGGAAATGAAAGGCGCAACAGATGAAGAGGTAAAGAAGGGTGTAACACTTGGAGCTGGGGCAGTCAAGGCGTTTACAGACACCGCAGCAGGAATATCGCATAAAGAGCCTGTTGGTAAGTCTTTGGAAGCTCAGAGGCAGGCACTTCAGGATATAAAGACCGAAATGGAGTCAATGGGCGCAGAGCCGGGGATGTCAGCACGTGTAAACGTATCAGCTACCGGGCAATGGCAGAATCAGAACAAAGCGAACACAGATCAGGAAATATGGGTTCGTGAAATGGAAGAAAAGATAGCAAAAACCATTGAATGCGCTTTAATGTGGAAAGGCGTAGAACTTCCCACAGACTTCAAGCTGAATATCGTGTTTGACCCGAAAGTCAATACAGGCAAGGATGATTATACGCACATTGAGAAAATGTCAGAGCGTGGAGTGATAACCGCAGAGACACAGATCAGGGAAGCACAGCGAAGAGGAATCCTGTCTGACGATATAGACGCAGAGGAAGAAAGTGCAAGTGCAAAAGAAGAGCGTTCTCAAGCAATGATGATAGTTCCGGGGTATGATGAAGGGGGTGAAGAATGATTGCTTATCATATGGAAGCAATTGAAGATTTTAACGTTGTTTGCGAGTGTGGGCATACTGTATTGTCAGGCAACGGAGAAGTTGATATTAGTTGTTCGTTGGTTTGCCCAGAATGCGGGGAAACCGTTATTAAAGTCAAGAGTGACGATAAAGGTGATGAATAATGAGAAGTAATTTCTTTGAAATTTTAGCTGAAGTTGAAGTAAACGGCAAAGCCAATAAGGAATCACTAATTGATAATATTGCAAAACTTGTACATGACAAAATGAAAAGAAGAAAAGCGTTAAAACAGAATAGAGTGGAAAATAATGCCTGATTCAGCAAACGAAAAACTATATAACTACACTGTAAGGCACGGCATAGACCTTGCACGGTTCGAGAATTACCATATCGGGCAGGTACAGGCGTGGTTGCAAGATGATCTTATGCCAAGAGTCAAGGCACAACTCGAAAGATTTAACAAGGCAGGGTTCGATTATCGAACAAAAGCACAGCAGTCAATACTTGACCGAATCAATGACGTTGTTGGCGGTTCAATGGGAACGATGTCAAAGGGCTTATATGGCGAAATGAAGACACTTGCCAAAGAAGAGGGTAAAGCCATTACCGAAGCGGTAAAACGTCTCACACCTGTTGATATAGGCTTTGAGTTGCCTAATTTGCGTACATTATCATCAATCGTAATGGATAGACCGTTTGAGGGCAGGATTTTAAAGGAATATTTCGATGAACTCGCTCCAAATGCTCAGACTTTGATACAGAACACAATCAAAGACGGAATGTTCAGGGGCTTGTCAATCCCGGATATGGTAACGCAACTTGAAGGAAGCGACATATTCACAGGAACAATATCACAGATAAGGAACGAAGCTGCAAAGTATGTAAGAACAGCGGTACAGCACGTATCATCACACGCAAGGCAGGCAACATATCAGGAGAATGAGGATATAATCAAGGGTTATCAGGTAGTCGGAACTCTTGATACCCGTATATGTGAGATTTGCGTACCAAAGGACGGTGAAGTAATTACCGATATTGAAGATTTTTCTTTAATGCCTCCGTTTCACTTTAATTGCAGATGCTCAACGGTCCCGGTATTGAAGTCTTGGAATGAACTCGGAATAGACCTGAACGAAGCCCCGGAAGGAACCCGGGCAAGCATGAGTGGACAGGTATCAGACAAACTGACAGCCACGGAATGGCTGAAGAAACAGCCGATAAGCGTACAACAGGACGTACTCGGCAAGACAAAGGGAAATCTGTTCAATCAGGGGCAGATCACAGCAAAGAGCCTTACAAAGAATAATCAGGTGCTTAACCTGAGGCAGGTAATCAAGCGAAACAGGTTAAGCCTTGACGAAATAGAAGAATATGCACCGAAACAGGTATTAACGGTATTAAAGGGGACAGCATGAAAACTGATACTAACGCTCACAATGGCAAATCTACCAATATTTCTAAACTTGAGCGGATTTCCGGTTTGTCATGGTCTGGAATCCTAACAACGTTCAGGGCGGTCGTGCTTGTCATTACTGCCCTGATCGTATTGAACGGGTGTTGGGGTACAGACATATCTCCAAGCGCAAAAATGGCGCAGAAGGTATCTCAGGCGTTTCAAAAGGCAGAGAAAGTTGAACAGGACATTGAGGGTGTTGGCGGTGACTTGACTCAGATACGGAAAGAAATAAGCATTATGCAGACAAACATAACTCAGATACAGAACCAGATTACGCAGACAACGAACAACAACGAAAGCCTTAAATCGCTGATAATTACCGTTGCTTGCGTATATGCCGGGTTGATTGCGCTTCGGTTTGTTTTGTTTATAGTCAAGGCAAAGGTAGCACCCGGAAGCACGATTAAGAATATTATGTTTCCGTGGAGGTCTGCCAAGTGAACGCAAGAAAGTCAAAGGAAATCAGGAAGGTTTCAAAGCGAGTATATGATGCAATGTACGGCAAAGAAAAAGGAAGCCGGATTTGGAACTTCATAAAAATATATATAATCGGCATTATGCCACAGAGGAAGCCAAGTTTTGGAGGATTCAACCGTTTGTTTAAAAGGAAAAAACCATGATAGAAGCATACGCAGATAAAGTCATTGTAAAGCTCGACAAATGCGCTGAACAGACAGACGGAGGTATTGTACTCCCTGAGATATTTCAAGACGAAGAAAACAAGCTGAAACAAGGCGTAGCACGCTCAGGCCTTGTTGTATCGGTTGGAGAAGGTAAGTTAAGCGATAAAGGCGTTTTCATTGAAACGTCAATAGAGATAGATGATAGAGTTGTATTCCCTTCATACGCAGGCTCAGACGTTACAGAAGACGGTATTGATTACTGCATATTGACAGAGGATATGATTCTTGCAAAAGAAGTGTAAGCCGTGGGAATCGGCAGGGCTATAAGACAGGAAGTCTTTTTTTAGGAAAACGAAAATGTTAAAAGCGAAACTGAACAGTCTGGAAGAAGTAAAAGGACAGACTATTGATTTGTCCGAACTCTACAAAGAGGAGAATGGGAATTTCATCCTTGACGTAGAGAGTGTTGACGGGTATTCACTTCAGGACGTAGGTGGATTGAAAAAGGTCATGGAAGAGGCAAAAGCAGAACGGGATGAACTGAAGACAAAACTGAAAGAAGCAACTGGGCAAGTTGACTCTCTCAAACTGTCAAACAGTCAACTCGAAGCCGGGGTAGACACGAAGAACAAGGAGAAACTTGATGCGGTGAAAGATGAACTTGAAGCATCATACAAAGCCAAACTCGAGGAAATGAGCAAAGAGAAGGAATCTCTGACTCAGAAACTCGAGAACGTTTCTATTGATTCTGAGCTAAACCGGGTTGTAAGTCTGCTGAACCTCACAGACACCGGAAAGAAAGTATTGCCGAAACTTGTAAGAGATAATCTTGCGCTTGACGAAGCAGGGAACGCTATCGTTAAGAATGAAAAAGGAGTCGCAAGAATCGGGGATAAATTCGGAAACATGACAATCGAGGAATATATGACCGTAGAGGTGAAAAAGGAGTTCCCTGATTTCTTTGTCAACACAACAGGCGGTTCTGGTTCAAACGGTGGTAATGGAGGAAATGGGAGCGGTTCCCACACCGGAAAAACAATCCTTCAATCTGAATTTGATGCACTTGATCCCCGTGAGAGGTCAAAAATACTTATTGACCCTGAAACAGGAAAAGAAACAGGGGTGAAAGTCATACCTGATTAACGAAAGGTAGAAAATGACTAATACTATTGATGCTGCTCTTTATCCAGAGCTTTACAAAACAGCTTACAAAGTCGCAAGAAAACAGTACGGTATTCTTGGAGCCGTAACACAGAACTTCGGTTCTGACAGCGTAAACATCGCAAAAGCCGGGGAAGATAAGACATATATCACTGTTCCGATCGCAGGAACCGCAACAAACCGTAGCTTTACCGCTGCACAGACCGCAACTGTTGGCGCAAATGCAACAGATACAAAACGGCAGGTTCAGATCACAAAATCTGAGTCTTACTCATGGCATCAGACAGACGATGAAGTCGCTGCGATGGGTATCGGTGGCAATAACAACGTAAAAGACCTGTTCCTGCAGAGGGTTGCTTCTTCGGAAGATTCTCTTATGGACTTGATTTCTGAAGACGTTGTTACTGACCTTCCGAAGTGGGCTTCCTATGCCCGGGGCGTTGCAGGTACAACTCCCTTTGCTTCTGACCTTTCTCCGCTTACCGCTTCATGGCGTGAGCTGAACGAGAACGGAGCACCGCAGGAAGGGCGTTCATTCGTAATGAACCACGCTGCTTCTGAGAACTTTATGAACCTGAGCATTGTTCAGCAGGCAAATGTTGCAGCAAGTGATGATGCGCTCCGCAGAGGTATCATGCTTCCGCATATCGGTTTCCGTATCGCAGTTGATACGAACATTGATGAAGTAACCAAAGGCACTGCAACGGGTTACGATGCAAACGGTGGAGAACCCGCAGCAGAAACAACTATTGTTGTTGACGGTTCTAACTCCGGGACTATCCTCGCAGGTGACATTGTCACTTGGGCAGGTGATACCACCAAGTACGTTGTTGCTGATACAACACAGAGCGCATCAGGTGGCGCAGCAGGTAATATAGTAATCAATGAACCGGGACTTAAATCAACTCTTGCAAACGGTGTTGAAGGTACAACAGGCGCAGATTATACTCCGAATATCGCAATGCAGAAAGACGGTTACGTTGTTGTAATGCGCCCGCCCGCAATCAGCCCAAACAGTACGACTGTAAAGAGTGTGACCCCGATTTCAGACGCAACAACCGGACTGACATTCTACCTCGTAGAACTCCCCGGTTACGGTCTGACTACATGGGAACTGCACCTTGCGTGGGGTTTTCAGGGTCTTCAGCCTCGTTTCATTGTCCTTTACCTCGGATAATTTCAAATTAACTTTTTTACTAAGGAGGTAAAACAATGAGTACATTTATAGGAATCGCACTGCTTTTAGCAGTTGCTATTTGTTTCAGAATGAGTATTAACGCAGCAGAACTTGATAATATGAACCCTGTTGCACAGAAAAACAAGCTCGGTAGTCTTATTCAGGCGAGTATTGTCAACACTCCCGGAGATTTTTACTATGTTGACAGTACAAATGGCGCAGATGATCCAGACTATGACGGTAAGTCGTGGGGAAAAGCGAAAGCAACAATTGACGCTGCTGTAAATCTTTGTACGGCAAGTCATGGCGATATTATCTTTGTCTCTCCATATCACGCTGAGAACCTTGCTGCTGACTCTGCAATAGATATTGACGTTGCAGGTGTTAGCGTTATAGGTATAAGGCTTGGTAGGCAGATGCCGACACTTACCGCAACAGCAGCAGCAGGAGATTGCAAACTTGCAGCCAATAACGTAACGATTAAGAATTTGCTGTTTATTGGTGGCTTTGATGCAACGACTGGTGTTATTGAGGTAACTGGTAATGATTGCTCTATTCTTGACTGTGAGTATAGAGACAGCACAGGACAGGCAACCGATGTTATTGTAACCGACAATGCGCTAAGACTTCTTATTGACGGCTATAGACATATCGGTGCGCTTGCAGACGGTGGTGACTCAGCAATAATGCTTGACGAATGTGATCACGCAGTCATAAGGAATTTCCACATTATCGGGAACTTTGACGTAGGTGCGATTGAATGCAGGACCACAGCCAGTGATGACATCCTGGTCACTGACGGGTATGTGAAAACAGCAGGAGGTGAAGATTTGATTGTTAAGGACACAATCACAGGCTCTACTGGTTTTATTGACAAGATCACCGCACAGCTTAAAGATAACGCAGCCAATATCACAGAGGCGTTCACCGGGGCAACTTTTGTCTATGGTAATGAACTCTATCTGGTAAACTTGGCGGGTGAACGTGCAATGCAGTGCAATATCACAGCGTCAACAGATGCTTAAATAACAGGATATGGGGAGGGTTTCGGCTCTCCCCAATCCCTTTTTGAAAGGAAAACAAATCCATGATATATAATACGAGAATAACAAAACTGACAAAACGGGTAGAAAGAACAAACCCGAAAGACGGGAAATTGCTTGTTGAACAGGATGAGAAGTTCGCTTTTGAACCTGACGTTCAGAAGTATATTGATCTTGGATATAAAGAGGTCGAGATAATTGTTGAGAACAAAGACTTCACTCCAAGAGAGAAGGCTTGGTTGATTGACAGAGATGAAACCTGTAAACGTGACAAAAGCAAGAAATCTCAGGAGCAGAAGTCTCAGCGTGAGTTTGAAAGCTCAATAATGAACATGACCTCTGACGAACTTCAGGAAACAGTTGACCGTTATGACATTCCTGTCGCACTTGGTACGTTTGAAACCATTGCGAAGAAGAAAAAGGCTGTTCTTGATGCTCTGCTTAAAATGGAAGAAGAGTTCAAAGCAAAGCAGGCGAAAGCCAAAGCAGAAAAAGCTGTTGAGGTTCCCGAAGAGGTTGAAGAACCAATTGAAGAACATGAAGCAGTTGAAGAAAGCGGTGATTTGAAGGCTGAATTGAGTGATATGACAGTAAAACAGCTTGAAGCGTTTGTAGAAGAACGTGAGCTTGATATTACACTGTCCAATTACTCGAAGAAAGCCGAAAAGATCAATGCAATAATTGACGTTATTGAGAATAAAGGATAATATATGGCTGTATCATATCCAGAAGGACGGGTAATAATGACAGCAGACGATGACGCTACTGAAGGGGGAAGATTCCTTATCAAAGGCGTTAATTTTGTCGCTGCCAACGGAGAAGGTCTTGTATTGCAAGATCAGGACGATGTTGACATTATAAGGCTTGAAGCTGAAACGGGAAGGCTTTCACAGACAGTAATGTTTGCACAGCCAATACCAGTTACTCAGATAAAAGCCGAGACGCTTGACGGTGGTCAAGTAATCGTTTACGTTTAAGGGGGATACCATGGCTGAAAAGAAACTTGTTGAAATGGTCGGAAAAGCCGGGCGTGTATTCGTGACTGAGGACGAAGTAAACCGGATGAAAAACAAGGGGTACGAAATCGCCCCCCCTGCAGTAGAGGAAGACAGGACGAAGAAATCAAAAAGTACATCGAAGAAATCTTCAGAGAAAAAGGATAGCTAATGGCTGTAACACTTGTTGTTGAAGACGGTACAGGGCTGAGTACTGCTAACTCGTACCAGAGCGAGGCAAACGCTGTATCACGGCTTGAAGAAATGTATCTCCTGATGGGCTTAACCGCAGCACCTTCCACTGTTGCAGACGAAGCACTTATAGGCGGTGCATACTACCTTGATACGGTGTACGGCATGAACCTTATGGGAATACGTACAAACGAAGATCAGGCGTTAGAATTTCCACGTACAGACGTTTATAAAGACGCTGAGATGGAATATATCTATGATTCTGACGAACTCCCTGAACCGCTCCTGAAAGCTCATGCAATAGCCTCGTATTACGTTGAGAACGACAGTGCAAACATAATGCCTAACCAGTCTTCCCCTGGAACGATTAAGCGGAAAAAAGAAAAGGTTTCAACACTTGAAGAGGAAGTTGAATATATTGGAGGTCAGTCTCAATACAAGAAATACACGTTGATAGATCAGTACATGAATAAGCTGTGTGATGTTTCAGGTGGTTACGTGAGGCGTATATAATGGCTATAACCGCAGAAAAAACATATAATATGATAAGTAAGTGGAATATGACGGCAACCATTGAAACACTTACAAAAACAATCGGTACGGATGGAAGCGTAACCGAAGGAACAACAACGGATACAACCGTATATATTGCTCCCCCGGTTGTGCAGAGAAAATACAATGGAGATACACTGAAACAGGACTTTGATTGCATGACCGTTGTGTCATCATACGGCTTATCCATTACATTCAAACAGGGATTGAGACTGACTTTTGACAGCGAGGAATACACAATAAACGAAATAGGCAAAATATACGCACAGGGCGGTAATGTGGTAGCGTATGAGTTAGGATTGAAGAAATGACATTCACGAATATACAGGAATTTAACGCTGATCTTACAAGGTTTT